TTGCTACGTTTCTTAATGGCATTGTGGGGATCCTCTTAGTATGATGCTACAGCCCTAAGATCTTGGATCTTCGGTACGAACGCTGGATTGGTTGTTTTCATTACGACCTTAATTGCAAATGATGAGAACTCAGGAAGATCTTCAACACTATAGGTTAACTCTTGATAGGAAGATTGCTTCTCTGTGATTCCACTGATAGAATTCTCAGCAGTTGCAATAACATCAACATCTGGCGAACCATTATTATTAAAATATATCCATTCAAGATCTTCAAAATTATCTTCAGAAGATGATTTCTTAAACTTATAAAGTACTTCAATATTTTTAATATCAACAGTGTTTGCAGTTAACCTAATATCTACTCCTGTTGCTGGATTTTCAATAGAAACTTCCTTCGTTATATATGATGCAGCAGTAGAAGTTCCTTTGGATTGAATATCAGACACGAAATCAATACCATTTTCAAATGTTACTTTGGAAACCATTACATAGTTTTCTTCACCAGCAGTTTGACCAGTCCATCCAATAATATCACCAACACGAACAATATCAGAAACTTGTGCTGGACTTACACCAACTGCAACTCTAGTAAAATCACCTGATCCACCAGAACTTGTGTAGTTATTATTAATTGGTTTCTTATCATTAATTACTGTAAGAATTTTATTGTTTTGATTCCATAGTACAACTGTACCACTGATCTTGTTATCATAATTTTCACTCAATTGAGATGCATCTCTAACATACACAGTTGATTGTGGTGAAGATTCATTTGGAATTACTGGAACTATTTCAGTAACATTACCTTCTGTTGCAGTAACAGTTACTTTAGGAACACCAGCATTAGCACCAGTTGTGTCTGGATTTAATGTGGTTGTAGTTCCAAATCGTAATCCCTCACCTTGAACAAAAGTGTTTACAGTATCTACTCTTACGATTAATGTAGCACCATCAACTTTAAGAATAGTTCCTGATGCATTAGTAGACAATCCTGTAATTCTTTGATCATCAGTTATAGCAGTTCCTGTAGAATTAGTTACAGTAAAACTCCAAACTGGGAAGAATTCTAATATTTGATCTCTACGTCCAAATCTATCTTCTTGACCACTGGCATTTTCAATTCTATTACTAATAGTTTTTAAAGATGCTTTTGACAAATCTATCATTGGAGATACATTAGAAGATGTACTTGAAAGGTCAACTTTATATGTTAATGATCTATCAATGTTATTGATACTTTCATTAATTCTAGATGCCAACACTTTCTGATTGATAAAGAAGAAATCTTCATTTAAGAAAGTCTTTTCATAGTTTTCTGTTTGACTGTATGTTGCAAATGTTCCAACATTGTCATCAATAGGTGTAACGTTTGTTGTCTTAATAGAACTTTCTATTGATGTTTGTGCAAATGTCAGACTAGGAACAATTGCATGGATTTTTTCAAACTTTCTATTGTAAGAAGCATATAATGATGAACCACCACCAAAAGAACTAGTTGTTGCTTTATTGATAGAATTGATATTGTAACTATCAATACCTACATTTGTTACTTGATATAAAGTATCATTTAATTCTGTAGAAGAAATTCCACCTACATCAAGACCACCTTTAAAGAATACATAAGATTCTCCATCACTACTAAATCCATTATTAAAATGATTTACCTTTATAATAGATCTATTATTTTTAAATAGAGTAGAGGTTGCACTAGATTCAGAATTGGTATTTGTTTCTAATGAACTTACATCTAACAATTCATACCCAAGATCTTCATTTGTAAGAAGAACAGATGCAGTTCTTGAAATATCAAATTCTGCACGATGTAAACTAAACTTAAGATCCTCAAATAGATCTTCTGTCCAAGCATTAGTATTCTGAGACTTAAAGAGAGAACCTAAAGCAGGTTGTGTTGTGACAGTTGTGCTAGTGGCAACCTCTATTTCACCAAGTTTAGATGCCCATACAAGGTAATCAATAGAGTCTGTTTCAAGAACAAGAGCATACTCAGCATCATTCTGTAGGTAGACAGGATAATCAAACTCAAAATTAGTAGGAATTGTAGAATTTGTTACACCAGTTTGATCTATAGCAATACCCATACGAACTGCTGGTGTATCAATAGTGATAGAAGATTCTATTACAGCACCAGCATTTCCTGTTCCTGTTCCTCTTATAATAACTGCTGGTGGTTCGGTATATTCAGAACCAAAAAGTATAATATCTGAATGGTATACTTTACCACCTGATACTCTAACTGTAGCAGTAGCACCACCACCGCCAGGTAATTGTGGACTTTCTAAAGTTATGATTGCAGAATCATATGATGTTCCTGTATTTTTAATTTTTAAATCAGTTACTCTACCAGAATCTTTTACAATTTTTAGAGTTAATGTGGTATTATTTGCATTATTAGCAGAAATAATTGATGGTACAGTTAAACTCTCATCTTGTTTGAAAGATGTTCCATTATGATTGTCTAGAACTAATGTATAAATTTGATCATTAGTTAACGAAAACAAACCAGATATTGATGGTGTTAATTCAATATTATTTTTATCAAACACACGTGAAACAGGACCAGAGGCATTAGATGATACTCCTGTTACTTTTTCACCTTTTGCTACAGTAAGAGAATCACTAGCAAGAACTCTCAAATATGTGTCAGGATTAATAACTTTTTGTGTACCAGGTATAATGTTCTTACCTGGTTTTCCATTTTGAATATCAGTTAGATATACTCTAATAGGAATATTAGTGCTCTTCTGTGAGAAGAATAAATCAACACTTGTAGTAAACACACCACCATCAAATCCCTCAACAGTAAATGTTTGAGCAAGTGGATTTGGTTTAACTGGATTCTCTGTATTACTATCTGTTACTTGTGTACCTTCATTTGCTTTGAAAAATGCAGGTGTTGTAGATACAATAGATGAAGGATTCTCAGGTAGTAAACCTGTAGCATAATATTTAACTTCTGCATATGTTTCTACATCATCTTTACTAGCATCTACAGAACTTGATGTAAATCTAATAGTTTTTACACCAGTAGTAAATCTAATTTCACTAGCATCTGTATCATAATCTAAATTATCAATATTACCAGTCCAAACACTATTTTCTCTAGGTGGATTACCTGCTGGTATTAAAATAATACCACTAGCATTACCATTTTCATCTGTTACAATAGGAGTATTGAAAGATGATAATGAGTTACCAGCAGTTCCTGTAAATTTAGAATCAGAATTGACCCAACGAGAAACGTCCTGTCCTTCCATGAAAGGATAAACTCTTGTGTTTGGTTTTAAACGATTAATTGTGTATTGTACAGGTATGCTTCTTGCAAAGAAAGATAGTGATGTAGAAACTACGTTAGCACCAACACCTTTTGTAGAAATTCCCTTTCCAATTTCATTATTATCTGGACTAACATTAGATGAACTAGCAACAGAAGCATTAGTAACATTTGAACCTGATACATCACTATTTGTATCTCCAAATGATTCAATGTTAAAGAATGATCTATTTGCACCTAACCAATTAACTTTATATGAATTATAAAGACTAGAGAATGCATCTTTTAAATTATCCTTAGCAAGGAAAATTGAATATAGATTAGTATTGTTATCAGTAACAAGTGGTGCAACACTAGTGTCATACCAAGCATCTACATTAGGACCTATAAATGAATCACCAGCATATTGTAATACTACAAATGGATTAGGATTGATTGTTTTAGTTGCAAACTCATTTCCTAAAAGTTTTAATTCTGTAAATGGTAATGTAACACGATGATTATTTGCAACATAACCAGCAGAGGTTCGTTGATCATTTCTAGTATTAACTTCTTCTAATTTGAATGAGTCTTCTTTTGATTGAGGTCTCATTACAGATTGTTGTGTATCAACTGAACACTTATAATCAATTGATTGCAATGAACCAATCTTATGAGTTTCAAAATTATCTACAATAAAACCACTTTTAAATCTGTTATTGCCATTACCGTCAATGACTTGCATGTTGAGTGCTTGCTGCTCAAGAATGCTTAACGTAGTGTAATATTCCAGTCTCTCAATACGTTTTTCCAACTTACCAATGTCACGCATTGTATAGCGTTTATGGTCAACTGGTACAATTCTTACATCCTTACTTGTTTGAGTAAATGCTGGTATGTACAAATAATACAAAGCGATAGCATCTTCAATTGGATCAGGTTTAGATGGATTTAATGATGAGTTACCTTCTTTAATATAGAATTTACCTTTCTTGTCTAAGAACAATCCATCAATTCTGCTAAGATATTGTGTTTGGGAGAATGAGAAAGTAAATTCAAGATTAGAATCAGGAGCAGGTGTACTAGAAACAATTCCTCCACCACCTGAGAATGATCTACTATTATTTGAACCTAGTAGAGCACTGTCTTGATATCCAGATATTATAGCATCATTATCTACTTTAGGTCTGAAATCTAAGACATCTCCAAGAGATACCTTACCAATAGCAGGTGAATTATATGTTGGAATCTCATCAGCACCAACACCAGCTTCATGTAAGTATGAATCAACTGTACAGAAGTCGCCAGTTGTATGATCAAAGTAATCAAATGCAATCAATAATTGTCCAACAGGTGCTTCAAAGCCAGGCTTAAGAATAATTCTTGACACATCATATACTGTGTCTCTTTGTCCATTATCAAATGTATACCTGTTACTAACATCAGTTCCACTAACAAGATTACCAGATGCATCTACATTTGGAGGATCTTGAGTAGTTCCTTCATACACATACTTAAGTTTAAATGCATCAGCATACGTAAATGTTTCTATGCTTTGAGTATCATAATTTTTACCACGGAAAGGAATAACTTTATCGCCAGGTGATTCAATTATAATTCTTGTATTAAGTTTTGCTGTTTTAAGTCTTGGTTTTGCTTTTGTTACTTCAAGAGTAGCACTTAATTTAAGTTTAGGGAATTTTGTGTAATTAGATGCATCGCCACCAAAGAATGTTTGTGGTAAAGTAAGTACAACACTACCAGAAGTTAAACCACTAGCAGCATCAGTAGAAGCAGAAATATTAACTTGATCTGCTGTAATGTAAATAATATCTCCCTTTTCAACAGAAGTAGCACTTCCTTCATCTAAAATTGTAATTAAGAAATTACTCTCATTAAAAGCAACAAACCTTTGTGTTCCAAAAGGTAACTGTGCAGTAAATGTAATACTACCACCACTAGAACTACCAGTGCTTACAAAATCTCTTCTTACAAAATGTGTAATTTTAGAATCTTCACCATCTTTTACAATAGAAGCAACTTCTTTTGTTCCTGTTTTATAAAGTAATGTTCCTTGATTGAAATTTTGAATAGAAGGACGTATTCTAACAACACTTGTGTTACTTACGTTATCAGGTAATGCTCTATCAAAATAAATTCTTGACTTCAACACACCAGAAGGTTCTGTTGCATATTGTACAATACAACGAACAATAGTATCGGTAGTATCAGAGAATTGTACAATATCTCCTTGTTGTAGTACACGTGTACTATCACCACCAAAACCATTACATTCAATAAACTTATTACCCTTTGTACCACTAAATGTAAAGTTTGTTACAGGAATAACTTCAGAGTATTTCTCATTGTTGATCTCAATATCAGATGTAAATGTATTAGCATTACCAGAACCAAATTCTGAATAGAATGATTTTACATTTTGAGGAGTATATGTGGTTACTGAGTTTCTAACAAGAACTGGAGTAATCTTTGCAACCTTTGTAGGTTCTGCATTTCCTTCTTTTTGATTTACTATTACAAGGGGAGGTTTTGCATATTCATTATTAACGGATTCTCTACTTATGATAGATGCTGTTAATACTTTCTTGCCTGTTGATACATCTAAACTAATTTTAGAAGAATCAAAGGTAATACCATCAATTTGTAAAGTACATCCAGATGATTCATAACCTGCACCTTTAAATGTAACAATGAAATGAGATATTGTATTGTCTTTTGCAATTCTTACAGAGTTATTACTTTCATCTCTAATAATTTCACCTGATTTAAAACTACCAAATAGTGTTTTAACCATTAAAGTTTTATTCTTACTGAATGATCCAGTTGAAGAACCTTCTACAACACCATAAGCACCGCTTGTAACACCGTAAATATATTGACCTGATACAAATCCACCTGAAGTCTCAATAGAGTCATCTAAGAGGATTTTAGTAAAGAATTGAGGGTCAAAATAAGATAAACCAAATATACTGTTATAAACAGCAGTTCCATCATTTTTTCTACCTTTAGAAAGAACAATATCTAAATCTGTATTAAAACCTGTTCCTCTTTCTACTAATGTAAAATTACTAGGTTTAGCAATACCAACAACAGGTGTTACTGTCTCATTGTAGTCTCGTATGAGACCAAATCTGTTTTGATCATTTTCTCCATCTAATCTAGTTCTGAAAAATTCTCTGTTGCCATCATCACTAGAATTTTCTGCATCAAATTCAGTAAAGAATTTATCTAAAAGATTCTTATCTCCTACAAGTGTTAATTCAAGATATGTTTTTGCTGCTTCAGATGGATCATCTAATTCAGGTCTAGAAACTTCAGAGTAACCAATAACATCAATTTCACTTATTGTGTTGGGGATTCCACTTACGTTTCTGCCTTGAACCCAATATAATTTTGATAATGCTGTTAATCTTTCATCAAATGTATCGGTAGCATCTACACCAGATATTGTGGAAATAGTAATCGTTATAGCAGCACCACCACCAGCACCTAGATTGCCGTCAGAGATGCTTAAAGTATCCGTTGCAGCATATCCAGTACCTGCTTGATTTAAAGTGATTGTAGGGGTTCCATCTGCTGCTACAACAACATCAAATGTTGCATTAGTTCCATTTTGTGAAGTTGTACTTACAACGTTAGTATATGTGCCAGCAGTTCTACTTGAATCAGCAGCACCATTATTGGTAAAAGTTCCAACACCACTAGAAGCACCATTTAATGTGCTTAGGTTTATATTAGAATCCTTTTCTACATAAACAGTTTTAATTCCTTTATTTTGATCAAAAAATAATCCTCTACGAGACTTTGTTTGTTTTGAATCATTTACACTTTCTGTTCCATTAAGACCAATACTTCCATCATTAAAAACAGAAGATAAAAATACATTTGGGTATGCTGTTAAATCAGAACCATCAGCATTTAATGGTGTGCTTCCAGAAGTATTAGTAATTCTATAAGTAGGAAGTCCTGTAGTTTTTAATCTAATATCAGATCTATCAAGAGTTTGTCTTGCTTTAGAAACAGGAAGATATTTTGTTTCTTTATTGACAATTTCAAAACCTCTTACATATGCTTTACCTGAACTAACACTAGAAATTAATTTGTTTTGTGCATCATCAACAGTTAGACCATTTACTTTACCAAATTCATCTAAAGGATATACACCCAAATTTCCATTATTTTGATAATATTCTCTAACGTCAAGAGAAAAATCTTCAACAACATAATCACCAGATTCATCAAAAGTTCTTCTTGCTAAAGTTTGCTCAAGAAGATTGTAGTCTGTTTGTACTATTTGACTTTGTACAGATCCATTTTTAACTGTAAGAATTTGGATAAAATTCTTATCTGTAACTGCATTTAAATTAAATTTAACTAAATCTAGAGAAATTTTTAATCTATTTGCACCAGGTGCAGAAAAATTAGTAGATCCAATAGCATTGTCATACAAAGATGAATCTTCTTCTGCTGTTACAATACTTTCAACAATTTTAAAACCAACTTTTGCAGATGGTTT